AGTGAATTTGTGAGTGTCGGTATTATTCGACTGGCCACCTTGCCCCGGATTAGCTTGGTGGCTAAACAGGTGAGCAAATGCTGGATTCACACTTGGTGTTTGTTGTGCCTGTGGTGTAGCTGGCGGCTGTTGGCTACCTGCCGAGAACTGACGAAGTTGCTTAGCCGTGAAGGCAAAAACTGAATCGTCCATATTGGTATAAGCTGTTTTATCTTCAGCACTAAACTGTGTTTTCAGCTCAGTTTCTAAAGCTGCAATTTCATCAGCACGCTTTTGTGCTTTGAATTGCTTAAGTTCAGCTAGGGCATCATCACGCTCACGCTCTGCCTGCTCTTTGGCCTGTTGTGCTTTTTCTAATTCGGTCACGTCTGTGTCCTCTTTGGTTGGGTTTGGATTGGCTTTGCCCGAGAAGGCTTTAATTGATGTGTTTCGATCAGCGCCAGTAGAACAGATCGTAAATTCACGAATACGGTTTTGACGAAAGATGGTGATTGGGCCTTCAAACGACTGACCATTCACAATGACCGTTTTACCTTGTGATACTTCTTCAATAGATCCAGGATCAATCATCATCGACATCTGGAACGGGAAACCATCATCAGAGTCCTGGACAATTTCCTGTGCTTTGGCGTTTGTAAGGAAATCACCTGATACATCAATCTTTCCGTTTGTATCCACGGTTTGAACGACACCAATTCGACTTGAGCCGAAGTGTTCTTCAAGTAAGGCTGTCGGCTTATCAATCTCAATTCCATCAAGATCAAAGACCACGCCAGAGCGTCCCCAATACCAGTGACCATCTACACGACCACCGGCATAAGCAGTGCCTTTAAATTTCCGTTTCTGCCCTTCCTCGGCTTTGGGTACCTCAATCGCAGAGGCATTAAATAAATACTTCAGCCGTTCTTCATTTGGATCTGGCATTTTTCATGCTCCATAAAAAAACCGCCCAGAAGGCGGTCATATTCATTTTTAAATTAGTTCAACAAGGGCTTGAGTGTATAAACCATCTGTCCTTCAATCGCTTCGATCGAAACCACTTCAAAAGACAGTCCCATCGGTATCAAAACACCGTTACCCGCACTCAGCATTTCTAAATCAATACCGAGCCCTTTAGCATTCTCAATCTTGATCACGATGTCACCAGCACTTTCAGCCATCAATAACGGCGCATTCAACTGAATAGTTTGCCCGACCTGATACGCTGCTATCTGTTGAAGAGTTGCGGTACCCACCACGGTTGAGACAGTATTGCTTGCCACAGCCTGAATAGCTGCCATATCGGTACTCAGCCACCGCTTAAGCACATCATCAGCCAGTGAGCTTGTAGCAGAGTTTAAATAGCCGCTCAGTGCAGCATCATTTCCTTGCACATAGTCCAAGAAGGTACGAATTGCACTTGGCCGAATACTTGGATCAAGTGGAATCACCGTATTGGCCACTGTGTCGAACAGGTCCCGGGCGTTATCATCCATTGGAGCAAATAGACTGGTGAGCTTTTTACTCGCCGTCCATTCTGCTTTGATGACCTCTTTCTGCTCGAGGAGATATTCTTTATCTAAGGATGAAGCACTGATCTTTTTATCTACCAGCGTTTCAAGTTCACCAAACTGCAAAGGATGAGAACTCCAGTCCAAAGCTTCAGCCACTTCCGGCAACTGATCATCAGGTGTAATCCCGTATTTCAATGCCTGCTTCTCGGTTAAGGCAATCACGGTGCACCGGCAACGAAAGCCCAACGGCGGGTAATGTGTCAGCCAGAATGGATGATCAATCGGCAATACAATTCGGTTCAGATCCAAATGACTCGGACGCACGCGACTATCATTGATCGCCGAGTACATCAGATATGGTCGTTTAGCTTTGTTCCTTTGCTGTTGTTGCCACCGTCCGTGACCGTAAGCATTTTGGATATTGGTACGAAACACATTATCCAGGTAGTGCTTTGGCAAAATGATTTCAGATTTTTCAATGAGCCTCTGAAAGTCCTTAAAGGTACCGCCGTCGGCAATGGATTTATTCACAGCTTTGATGACAGTCTCAATCTGCTCAAGGCTCGACAAAAAGCTAACCGTAGTTGCCATCTGCCGGGTCTTAAGATCCATTGAATAAAACTCGTCAGGTAGCACAATCTTTTTACTATGAGCGTACCGAAGCGCCTCAAGAAACGTGACTGGTTGCATCGCTAATACTCATAAAAAAGCAGCCTATTGGCTGCTGGGAAATTCAGATACACTCATTTAACCAATCTTTTTAAATCAAGCAATGTTAGAAATAGAAATCCAAAAAATAAGGTTATTCCTACAAGTCCCAATATGAATATTAGATAAGCAATACCTACAATATTCTTATTAATATAATAGTTAGAGGAGATAAGATTAATAATTACATTAGCTTGTATTGCGAAAAAAATTAATCCTACTAACACAAAAAGCCATGAAATAAAAGAGAAAATCATTTCCTTCCAGTATGCTTTTTTATTAAATTCTAATTTAACTATTCTCTCTCCCTCATCATACGTTTTAATCAAAGTTTGATCCCAATATGCAACCATAGGTGAGATAACTTCGAAATTAATAAAGTCAGGATGACGGCAGTAGTAATCAACAAATTCGTAAGTAGCTAGTCCACTACCAGCAAGCTTTTGAGCAGCAGAATTTTTCATCGCTCTTTTCTGATATGGATCTAAATTTTGATTTTTTTCAATAGCAGAGATTTCTTCAAAGTAAGCCTCTCTTCGCTTTAATCGCTCTTCAGCTTTTTTAAACTTATCTTTTCGACTTATATAAATCTCAATTAACTTTGTTATATCAATCATTACCACCCCAATGATCTTAATTCTAGTAAGTGGTAATGATTCTAAAGGTTAAAAATTGAAAAGTAACTTACTTCCCATTCTGAGCTGTCACATACCCCAATACATCTGCAGCATATAAAGCCTGATCCAGATTAGCTGTGAACTGTGTCTGAGTTGCGCCAGGTATTAACTGCATCAGGTGATAGGCCAGACTTTCAGGACTATCAGACTTAAATACCAATTCCTTGACCTGATCTGGTTTCAGTAGCTGCAATTCATCTTGGTCATCAGTCAATTCTTCAACTTCCTGCTGCTCTGGTGAGAGCTTATTGGCTGATGCTTTAAAGTTGAATGCCTGACGAGGTAATGCGGTGAACTGATTAAAACCTGTTTGAACCTGCTCAATTACATCACCCTCTTCTAATCCATACTCTCTCTTAAAGTATTGCGGCGTTAAGACTGCACCAGCATTTTTCAACTTCACATCACGATCCGCTTTAGGTTCTTCCAGTGACTTCTCTTCACCAATGATGACCCGGTGACGTTCCCAACCATTGATATCGCATAGCGCATTAATAATTGCCTGAATCGTTGGCATGATCATCCGGACATCGGCTTTATACTTTGAGTTTTGAACCTCAAGATGCACATCACCCAAGGCACGAGATCCAGAGCCATCAGTACCAGATGTGAGAGTCTGGCCAAGGATGACTTTTTGAATACGGCGCTCCAAATTCTTATCAAAGACTTCAAATGTCTGGGATGCATTGCCATTAGTATTGGCAGTTTGAATTTCAACCGAATCTGTACCACTTAACGCAATCACTGAACTAGCATGAGCTCTAAGCAATGCATCACGCATATCAGTCGTTTTACCTGCTGTTTTACCAACCAGCATTGGCAAACCAAACTTTTCAACAAACTTGGCCCAGAATTTAAACCCTGAAGTTTTGAAGAACCAGACCCAATACAAACGGCTTAGGAGCGCTTCACCATAAGGATTTTCAAAAGTAGGTTTACAGCGCGTTAGGAAATGCTTAAACCGCTGATCAACTTCTTGATCTTTCCTAGCCGTATTGTAGTTTTCCAATAAAATAAGGCGACCATCATTCTTAGGCTCATACCATTGCATTGGCTTTTCACCAATCCACTTAAAGCCTATAAACGGCGTAATGGTATTACCTTCGATATGCATACATGGCTCTTCAGGCTTACTGTAAATCGCTTCTAAAACTGAATACCCATACCAGCGGGCATTCTGGGTACCCAGCAGAATCTCAGACCACCATTCGCGCAAATGCTCCATGATGATTTTTGACTCTGGGCGGTCTATCGGCTCTATTCGCCACGGCGCACTCTCAAGTTTATCCTGGCGTTTTTCTACGGCCTGATAAATCTCATCGTCATACATCATGACTTTCAAACGTGGACGTGTGACACCAGCTTTTCGAAGTACTTCATCGCCGTCTGGCATTTTAGTTAGATAACTGATTAAGGCCTGTTCGGCCTCATGAGAATACAGTGCACCAGCTTCAGGTTTTGCATTCTCAGGCTTCTTTCTTTTCTTAGACATAACTCAACCTTATGCAGCCGGAGGGCTGTAATTAATTGCAATCACTGCGTCTTCAATTGCATCAATGAGCGTATCCACCTGGTCATCATGATCGTGGGTAAATGCCGCATTGAATGCCTCACACTCTTCAAAGAATTCACCAACCCAGTGAGCATCTTTAGGTACCATCACAAAACGATCTTCAGGCTTGTCTTTATAGTTCGCTTCAAGATGGACCTGCACATCCATAAAACGGGAAAGCTTGTCTGTATTACGCTGTACTGGAATGACGGCGACACCGGAGTAAGTTCCTAGTGTCTGGATCAACTGGGTACCTGACGCTTTATCTTCTACTTTCATGTAGCGAATAGGCTTGGTATGCCAGGTGTATTCCTTGTGCTTATCTAAAAATGCTTTAGCTTGACGATTTAATTCTGGTGCTTCCCATTTGCCGCGTAAGAGATCCAGTAAGTACAACTTGCCATCTATACCCATGCCTACAAGCAGGAATACTGAGTAATCATTGTGCTCTTTGGTTTTCTGCGCCGTATCTACAAGGACAGCGCGCCATTGAAGTTCTGGGTACTCTTTATAGAATCCAAACCATTCAGACTTAATCAGGTCACCGCCTAATTTCTTAGGTTGCTGCATGTACTGACTTGAGAATGTATAGCGGGATACTGTGGCACCTTCTTTGTCCTTACCGCCCTTTTCTAGCTGCAGTAAGGATTGCAGTGATTCTTTCTTTGGCCAGTAACTTTGGCGACCATGCTCATCACGCTCGCTATCTCGCGGCACTAGCTTTTGAATATGTTCTGGTAGCGTTGAAATGTACTTATCATCAATCAGTGCCGGGATAGATATTTGGGTCCATTCACCAGGTAAATTGCCTGTCATGACGAAATTGGTTGGATCCTCAGTGTGAAGGCGCTGCATGATCATGATAATAGGTGTATCAGACTTGGCTTTACGTGAGTTCACCGTGTTCAGTAACTTACGATTCGCGGCATCCCGCTTGATCTTACTGAAAGCATCTTCGGGCTTTAACGGGTCATCAATGATGATACAGCCAGTAAAGCCATCATCCGCCAGTGTCCCTGCCCGCCGTCCTGTGACCTGCCCACCCATGGAAGCCACATAGACATGGCCAACGTCATAGTCCTCAACCGTAATCTTCCATTCTTTCTTTGAATCAGTACTGTTGGATACTGTCAAATCCCACATTTGGCGATAGTCTTTCGACTTCACGATGTCACGCGCCGTATCTGATACTCCCTCTACCAGTGACTGAGAGAAGGATAGATACAGGAATCTTGATCGGGCATTTAAGGCCAAACCACGTGGAATTAGATTAGTTGTAAGCTCAGTTTTACCAGCTCCTGGTGGGACATTGATAACAACGTTGGCAATCTCACCAGCTATCACCTGGTCAATGATCCAGGAGATATAAACATGGTGCCAGTTCACCGTAAATTTGAAGCCCATTCGAGGCTTAAAGAAACGCCGGGTGAAATATAAATGCTCATCTTCACACAGCTTCTTTTCAACCTGTGTTTGCAGATCCATTTAATATTCCTCTTGAGCCTTCTTTACTGCAGCTTCAACTTGTTCCTGGGTAGCATGAACTACTGTTGTCTGAAGGGGTTCGCCGTCTTTGCCCGTAATCTCTATTTTCTTTTCATAGTGACCTTTAACAATCTTCTGCATCTGATCAATCAGTTTGATTGCCATCACCACGTTACCTTTTTTTGAAACCAGCAAATCACTCAGTATCTGAAGCTGCACAATATCGTTAGCACCTTCAATGTTATAGATCGGCTGGGCAATGTATTGCTTACGTGCTTCATTAAATAGATCTACAAATTCCTGTGATAAGTCAGCACCAGCAACTTTGGTAGGGTCATATGTCTCCACTTGTTGTGGGGAAACATCAACTCCTAATTTTACCTTGATGTCCTCTACTACTTGAGTGGGGGTCATAAATTGGGCAAGTGCTCGAACTATAAATACTTTTTCATGTTTTTTAAGTCTTGCCATAAATCACCATCCATCAAGGTACATCAAGGAAAGTGGGCAAAAAATTTAGCCGATAACACAGTTCCCACAGCACGCAGCCATACTTTTTTCAGATACAAACGGCGCATTCTTAGCAATTTCCAGAAGCCGTTTAACAGATTCGTCTGCACCCCATCGTTTAGTCTCACCAAAGAACACTTCGACATCGTGGCCAGCCAGGTAATGCTTAGGTAAACCAGTTATATCGCTATAAATGATTTCGCCATCTTCATCACGCTCTACACCGATGTGATATAGCTCATGCTCAATCAGCCGACAAAACTCACGATCTGAGGCTTGCTCACAGAAAGCAGCATCCACAGTAATCAGATACTGAGGTACAAAACCAAACCAGTCCCGCATCTGTTGTTCCTGACGCGCCTTCTTCCAGCCACCTTGGTTAAACATGACCTTTTCACATTGCCCAAGCACCATACGTTTTTTCGCTACGGCGGCCGATGAAGCCCAGGCGAATGCAAGGAACTCTTCATTGTCATGGAGTAATTCAGCAATATGGTCATGATCCGGGTTATGTAGTTCACCGCCGAGAGTAAGCCAATTTTTAAAGACCCATTCTTTAAGCTCTGGTGCAGGTGCCAAGCGAATGGCTTCCTCTTCCTCAGCCTGATCAATCAGATCCGTCGGCGGAAATGGTCTGAACTGTTCCATCTTCTAATCTCTCTAACTGACTTCGAATCCAGTTAATTGCATAACCCGATTCAATCTGATGAGGTTCAAGGCGCACAAATGTATAACCTTGATCTTCAGCAAGATCATACTTATTGAATGAATTCGCTATCTTTCTCCCACCACGACCAACCGCCCATGAACTACCCACAATTTCTATAAGAAGATTCAACTTCACAATATAAAAATCAAACCGCCAATTTTTGGTTGATTCAAATTGAAACTTCCGTCTGTAGCCAATTCGGTATTCTTCTAATTCTTGAAATAAGGTTTCTTCAGCTTCTAAATATTTTTCTCTAGCCTTAGGTAGAGGTTTATTGCGGGGTTTGGTTTTGATTGGGCCTTTGGCGGTTAAGCATTTATAGAGGTCTGGATCCATGAATATTACCCAATAAAAAACCATCCGAAGATGGTTTTTTATTATTCAGTCTTGAGCTATTAGCCACAAGATGCTTGAACGATAATTTTAGTTTGTGGGTCAGTTACTACCGTAACTCTCTCTAAACGGTAATCTAAAGTTACCGGTTGGCCAGGTGCTACCATACGTACAATTTCAGCATTAGTCTTGGCTTTAATTGCTGCTTCAGATAAACCAGTTTGTCCAACAAGTTTGGTTGCTTCCTCTGCTACACAGCTAGTCATCGTATTTGGTTGATGAGAAGGCATCTGTTCAGGATTATTTGCACACGCCGTCAATGTAACTGCTACTAGAATTAAAGATAAATTCTGGATAATTTTCATAAGTTTCTGTCTTGTTGGAATAAAAAATTAATCATACCGAATAAGAAAGTATCGGTTGCAGGCTTAACAACAGTCTATATATTCTGCTTAATCAGAAAAATAATGAACTGTCGCAATAGTTATCTAGTGCATTCCCCAGACTTTTAACAGTGATAACGGGAAAACCTCCCAAAGGAGGTTCTATGCATAGATTTAAATTTTAACCACAAAATGCCTTAAGAATAGTTTGGGTTTGTGGATCAGCAATTACAGTAACTCGTCCTGGATGATAATCTTTAGTTATAGGTTGGCCCGGTGCAACCAGTCTAACAACCTCAGAATTTGTTTTTGATTTGATAACAGCCTCGCTCGATAATGTCGTACGTGCTAATTTTGCTGCACTTTCAGGCACGCATTTTTTCATCATCTCAGGCTTGTGAACAATTTCTGTATCGGGAGTACCTGCACAAGCAGTCAAAGTCACTGCTGCAATAATAAGTGACACATTATAAATAATTTTCATAAGCTTCTATCTTTCACATATAAAAGCAGGATGATACCTAGGTCGGCTTGAGCAAGCCTAGCCATATCAACAATGTTAATACACTTCTTTAAATATTGAAATTTAAAAAAACCCACTTAACTCTCCCAAATTAAGCAGGCTCATGTCAGGTCAACAATTTCTTTCATTGTTTTTATACACCTGTATCTTAGCAAATAATTTATCTAACTAAATATAATTATTTGCTTCTTTAGACCAAGGGGTAATCACCCAACCTCTTTCAAGCAATCACGGCACTCTTTCTGGTTATCACTGATCTCAGTCACGCCATGCAGTCCGAATAAGCAGAATATAAATTGGAGCATACTTTTCTCCTGATATTAAAAACCCCACTAAAAAATGGGGTCATTACAGCTTATTAAGCGGGAAAACAATTCCTCATCACCTGAACATTCTTAGCTATGAAGAACTTCTAATTCAAAACCGTTATCAATCATTTTATTAATACTGGGTATCAGTGCCTCTATCCACTCTCCCTTGCTCCAAACCTTTAAGAGTCCATTCTCTTCCTTATAGTAAGCATGATCGAAAAGTGAGATATGATGAATAACCTGTGTTCCGTTTGGTATACGTGTCATACAAACCTCCAGACTTTTTGTTGTAATTTCAATCTATCAGAATATTATGTTTTTTAAGTATAGATGCTTGTATCAATTCACTATTAAATGTGAATTTTTAACTAATGTATTAACCTATGATATAAGAAAAACTATTTATTTATTTGCCAATTTAGTTCTTGGATATTTGAAATATTATAAGAACTAAAATAAATAGCTTTATTTTCTTTAAATAAAAAAATACCTCCTTTATAGAGAAAGGAGGCAGAAACTTAGTAGAAACTACAGCCATAGAATCTGGGCCGCATTATATACATAATAATATTATATACAAGGCTTATTAAAATCTTGGTAAGACAGCCCTCTTCGCGGGGCCAGACGCTACTCACAATCACACACACCTAACATGCACGGTCTGCTTTACTTGCTTTCAATCCTCTTTAGGTCGGGCTGCCAAACCCTAGTCTAGATCCCATAAAGGGAAGTTTACTCGATGGCATGTTCCACTGGTCGGCACTCCAGTAGGCTTGGGTCGCCTTTTTACAGGCAATAAAAAGCCCACTTACTCGTCAAAATAAGTGGGCCAGTGCTGTAGTCACTTTCTTCGTATTACGTCTTCTTCTTATCGCAAAAACAATATAGCACCGAGGCTTTGATCAGAAAGTATAGAAAATACTAAGAAAATGTTTTCAAATGTTGAGCTTGAGTTAATTTTCTTTTCAAATAATAAATTCTAATCATCAAAAAAAATCCTATATTGAAATGAGCTTTCAGTTTAGCCTCAAGAAATCTATTTGGAGGCCTCTATCTTTTCAACTATCTTCTCAAGATTTTCAATCTGTCTTTTTTTATCAGTCCTATACTGATAGAAGCAGAAAAATAATAAAAATATGGACGTGAACAATATTCCGCCTACAAATATAAGATTTTTACGTTCCAAGACTATACTCACTTGCTCTGAATATAGTTCCAAGTATGACATCTTGTTGATTAAAGAAATATTAAAAAAGCCCACCATTTGGCGAGCTTTCCTTGATGCTTAAACCTATTTTTGACATTTCACGTTAAACTGGTATTCGTCTTGAGTGACTTTAATTTTAATATTTTTATATTTTCGTTTGTTTGGATCCATTGCCGAGCCAGCCACTTCCTCAAAAAAGCTACGATCATTCATTAGCTCGCCATACGCTTTATAGCCTAATAAAATCTTTTCAGGCTTTTTGCCTTCAGCCACTAATTTACCGAGAGTATCTTCTAGTTTTTTAACAGTTAAAATCGCCATCTCAATTAGAGCTCAAAAACAAAAAGGCATTATCACTTAATTTTATGAATAAATAATGTCAAAAAAGCCCACCTTTCGATGAGCTTTAATGACTTGGTCTCGGTTGAACCGTAATACGACCAGTATAGTGAAACTATACCTCGGTTTCCGGAATAATGGAATCCCTACGCTTCAAATTCTTTATAAGTATTTTTTCGATAACTTTTAATGGTTTTTGCTGCCTCATCAATTGCATTCTCAATAGCTAAAACCATAAGGTTTTCATATTGCTTCCATGTTTTACGATAGCACTCAGCATCCATCTGCCAGCTACGCAGACCTGCATAATACAATCGACCTTGAGCTGTAAAATTATTCTCCAAATCAGGATTAAGAGAAAAGTCTATTACCATCCGTGCAATCATTGATGCCATCTCATCAATGGTCACTTTGGCAGGATCTCGTCTTTTTTCCAGCTTTGCATTTGTAGACATGATGAGTGCAAGGTGTGACTGCACATGTCTATAATCCATTTCGGATTTGCCTTCAAAGACAATCAATGCTGTAACTGACTTAGCAAGCTGCGTTTCCATGGATGCCACCGCACCAAGACGATCTTGATAATCCAGAGGCTTCTCATTAGTCCCATGTACCACAGGCTCAAAGTTAGGTGACTTTGCTGTAGTACCCCGAATCAACCATTCAAACTGTTCAAATTTTTCAACCATCGCATTCATCCTAAATCCCCTACCATCTTCTCTATCTGCTGGATCGCGTGACCTGACTTCACTTGATCTGTACTAAACCGTATTACTTGAAAACCCATCATTGTTGCGGCGTTATATTTTTCCATGTCCCCGATATACCCCTTGCCTCTGGTATGCCTTCCTCCACTCCAGATCGCACCTTCAACCTCTACCAGTATCTTTTTTCCTACCAGGTGGAAATCAGCTCTCCATTTCCGCTTTGGGTGAAACTCAAATTCCTGCTCAAACTCAATTTTTAAAGTTTTGAGTTCTCTGGCCAGTTTCGCTTCAAACTCATTCGGTACTTTTTCGCCTTTCACCTTAGGACGCTTAGAGCGCCCTTTCGTTTTAGTGGCCTTAACCATCTTCTTGTATTCAGCGATTGAGTAGCTGGTCATTCACACCACATCCTCAAAACAAGGGCGCCAATTGCCATGAAAATAAACATCAATGTTTTGTTTAGATCCTTCATACGGCAATTTCACCCTTTACATTCATAATGTCTTTGGCATATGCAGTTGCGCGATAATGACTCTCTGATACACGCTCCAAATAACCACCTTTGACATGCTCCTGAAGCAGGCTGTAAATAGTGGTTCTATGAAAATCAAAAACAGCTTCTTGCACATCCTTCACTGAAAATGGCGTAGTGGCATAACAGGCAAAAAGCATCAAACTTATCTGATCTTCAAAGCTAACTTTCCTGTGGATTTTTGACTGATCATCAGAATCCATTTGCTTAATCTCGCCACCATTTTTCAAAAATTCTTCGATTGTTGTATTCATGCGACACCCCCTATTTTTCGAGTAGCTGGCAACGCTTCTTTTGCCACCCAGTCCTGAAACTCTCTTGATTTCGGTTTTCTTGACCTGATTAGTACGTGATAGAGGTTTTCCTCATTAACAAAAGTAAGCTTCTGTATGCCGCCATTAGTGTGAATGCGGATTTTATGCACACCTACTGGATTTAATGCTCCATTTCTCTCGTCCGAGATCCGCAACAAACTAGATGTGCGAGAAATATTTAAAACTCCACAAACATCAGCCAAGCAAAATAACGGCTGACCATCATTGGGGATAATGCGTATTTCTCTCACGTCAAAATTAAGAGCTAGAATCTTCACACCCCACCCCCTACACGCTGATCCATCCAATTGCACTCAACCACAGCCAATCCGTCATGCTGGAACCGGGACCATAGTCGATCACCCAAATCAGTCGCCAAATCATCCTTGGTCATATTTGAAATCAGCATGGTCGGCTTACCTGCGTCATAACGCGCATATAAAACCTTGTGAACCAGTTGCAGGCGGTTTTCATGGCGATCATGCAATCCATATTCATCCAGAATCAGAAGGTCATAATCGGTATAGCGCCAGATTGCGTTGGCTTCGTTGTCATCGGCTTTTTTCCAAGCGTTGGCAATCTCATTAGCCATATCTTCAGAAGTGACGTAGCGGGCGTATTTACGCGCCTCCAGAACGTTGCGAGCGACTGCGCATGCCAAATGGGTTTTTCCAGTACCAGTACGACCCACCATAATCAGATTGCGAGTGATGCCTTCCAGAAAGTCTTTAGTGAATTTCACACACTGAGCTTTGGCATGTTTCTGGCCGTCGTTAGTGGTGATGTATTCCTTAAAACCACTGTTTGCATGACGACCTGGTAACTTCGCGCCTTCAAAATGCTTTTCACGAACCATCTGATTGACAGAGGCTGCATGATCCTGATGGGCCTGATTTAAGATTTCAGATGCACACTGTTTGCAAATCGACTGGTTACCCAGTTGAACTTTTTGCATCTGGTGGCGGTCACAGTATTCAGAGCTGATCTGAATTTTTGAACCAAGTAGAGCTGCTGCATTCATACTAAGCCCTCCAAGTCGATGTCATCGGTTGCGGGTGCGTATTGTTGAACCTGGCCCCAGTTTTGATTTACGTTGCGGTTGTTTTGGGCGGGTACTGCAGAGTGTGAATTTTGTTTTTGAGTGAACTTGCGTTTGATCCACTTCACGAAGTTTGAATACATCTGGGTGTCTGTAATCTGACCTGCATTCAAACGTGGTTCGTAATGAGCATTCACTTCAAGTAAAATCTGATTCACCAGTTCTTGGGTCATCGGAGCTTCACCTGATCGCTGTAACCAAGAATTCAGAGAATGTAAATCTGGTGTCCAGAGATTCAATACCTGATCAACCGAATTTTCCTGCGTGTTTTTCTCTTTAAAGTTTTCTTTAATATTTTCTTTTAAATCTATTTCTTTTACAGAGTGACATTTGATGTCACTAGTGGTGGTGACATTTGATGTTACTAGTGTAGTAGCATTTGATGTTACTGGTGTGGTGACATGAGATGTCACTACATTTGATGCAACCACTTTAGATGTAGTTGCATTTGATGCTACCACTTCAATAGAAATACGATCATCTAAAGTCAGGGTGTAAGAGCTACTTTTACCCAGTGTTTTAGTGATGCTGATCAATTGGTATTTAGCTAAGTCAGCCATACATTTACGTACAGTGCGCTTGTCCTTAATTCCTGTGATCTTCATCACCAAGGTTTCACCTAATGACTTTTGATCCAAGTGAAATCCTTTGATGTGACGATTTAGTAGAACGATGCACTTAATAGCATCCCCACTTAATACAGCCAGATAACCTTCGTCACAGATGAAATTAGGCAAGGGTGAATACCCATCATCTTTTTTCGACATGGCTTGTCGCTCTAATTTTTTAGCAGTGGATGGGTGTAACGAAATATCGTTGTCTACCCCCTGCTTGTGTGCTAAATTTGATTTCATATTCAATGCCCTCTAAAGTTTTGAATTGATAAAGCCTGATCCACGAAATCAGGCTTTTTCTTTTTCTACACAGGTATGAACTTGTGTATCCAGTTCAGCTAAAAGCATATGAAGCTGATGAATTACTTTTGACATATCCATTGCTTCCCCTTGTGTTATACGTCCATCTGCCATCATTTCCTTGAAGACTGCGCAAACATCACCTCCCCCCATCCCAATGCTTAAGACAAGATCCGTTAATGCTATATCCCGACATTCAGGTATTACTGGTAGATCAATGGATACCTTGCCATGTTCCGCATTCAGGCTTTGCAAAATACGAAAGTCACCAGTGATAGCCATGATCTTGGAGGCTTCCGCTAATGTGAGATGGTGTGTATCGGTATTTGGATTAACTTTGCTGTTAAGCACAGCTGGGCTTTTAATTCCTAGACGTGGAGCTATTGCACTTGCGCCACCTGGATAATCATGAACAGTGTTGTATGCCGCATCAGTTATGTTCATTTAAGATTCCTTTGAACGTTTTTGTAAGTTAGCTATGGCTTAAGCTACGTTTGAGACAGTGGAATCTAGAGGTTTTAATCCATTTGCTAAATCACGCACTTGATATTCACGCGCTAATGGAATTTTTTGCTCAGGCCATTGGCTGATTGCTTGCGAACTAATGCCTAGTTTGTCTGCCAACTCAGTGACATTACATTTCAAGAGTTTTAAAGCTTCTGATTTGGTCATAGATAATGCCTTAAAGGTAACTTTTCTTACCTTATTAAACAGCATAAAACTTACCTAGTCAAATGGTAAGATTTCTTACAAACAGGATCGGCTTGAATTTATGGAAACTTTAGGTACTCGGCTTAAAGCCTTGAGAAAAAATAAAAAAATAACTCAACAACAAGTAGCTGATGCAATTGGTGTTTCTAAAACATCCGTAATCTATTGGGAGAAAGATGAAAACCTTCCAAAGCACGATAGTTTAATGGCTTTAGCCAGAGTTTTAGGGGTTACTTCTGATTACCTTTTAAATGGTAAAGGGGGCTCTTCCTTTGACAATAATATTAGCATTCCCCTCCCACTTGCTGGTCGCCTTGTCCCTGTTATTTCATGGGTTCAAGCAGGCAGCTGGACTTCTGTTGAATCCGTTCCTGCAGGTACACAATTTGATGAATGGCTTCCGCCAAATCCAAAGTGTGGAAAGAATGGCTATGGGTTGGAAGTCGTGGGCGAATCAATGCTCCCAGACTTTCGCCCAGGCGATAAGATTTATGTAAATCCTGATTTTCAGCCAGATGAATTGAAAACTGGCGATCTGGTGATTATGTCTTGCGAAGGTGATGCAGAAGCAACTTTCAAAAAGTTGATTGTTGAAAGTGGCAATATGTATTTACAACCTTTAAATCCTGATTGGCCGGAAAAGACTATGCCATTGATCCTGGGTTGCAAGCTTGTTGGTAAGGTCGTTGGATTATATCGGGATGTTTGAAAAATAATTCACCGGTGACTAAAAGACGCTATAGGCGGCTTGGGTTGAACACAATTTTAATTATGGGAAGTGTGATATGCAAAAAATTGAAATCAATTCCCACAAGATCAGTCATGTGCTTTATCAACACCATTTGCTGACTGTAGTACTTCAGACGGGTGAAAGATTTCTATATCGTCTACTCGAATCCAATACTTTTGCTAAATTTATGGATTCGACTGATAAAGACAAATTTTATAAAACAGAAATTGAAGCAAATAAAAAGTTTAAGCGTATTCAGCTTTTTATGTAGTTGAGATTAGCCGCTATATGCGGCTTGTAGCAAGAACACCTCATAAATAAAAAACTCTTGAAGAGGAAGACACAATGATCGCAACACTCAATAAATCTAAAACTGCACTAACAATTAATCGTCAAGAGTTTAAGTTGGCATTAGGTAAAATCGGTGAAGGAATTGATAAGCAAATAGCTTCGCTTAAGAAAGCCAAGCAAAGCTATGACGCTGCTGAAATAGCACGTGAGGTCATTAGTGAAGCAAATATCTTTGAAGCTATTATTGAAGGCTTTAACGAAGCAGAAGAAACCAATCTAAAGCTGACTGACATAACCAATCTTGAAGTGGCACAAGGATGGATAGATGAGTTTTTAGAAAAGTATTCTGCGCTATAAACCCTAAATCAATTTTTGTTGGCTGAAGAAGGAAAATTGGCCAAAAGATGGTTGATAAGAAAGAATTAACAAAAGCCAATATATTCAGCTTTGTCTAAATTGATAGAATCGCCGTTTTCTACAGAAAACTTAAGATTAATAAGGATTGAAGTGAATACGCAATATGGCTTACCCGAACTAAGTAAATACAGTGAACTAAGTAGTGATGAACAAGCGGCAATCCATCAAATGCTTATCTCTTACGTACGTTCAGATCAACTTTACAATATTATTCTGACCCATAATGTTGAGCCTTATGATTTAGTGAAGATTGTAAGTATTAGTTTTGAGAATAGAGATGCTGCTATCTGGATTCATTTCAAAACTATTACTGCTGAGAGATTGACTATGCCTCTCGATTTTATTTCAAGCATAGAAGTCTGTAATTACGAAGGATTTTAAATATGTCGAACCTAAGGTAGCTTAGGGTTATTTAGATTGTCTTGAATTTAAAAATTAAGTCACTAATTATTAAGAAGTCGAGATAAGTAACTATATAGGAATATAAAATTTGATCTATACCAATAAAAAATCTGACGTATGTAAATAAACAATATATGTAATAGTATTTGCTTGTAAAAAAATTTATTACTAGCAAATACTATCCTTATTATCTAATTCAAAGCCTAAGAATTTTACTTTCTAAATTTTTTATCCTTTGTCTTAATTGAGTAAAGTTACTATCCTCATATAGTATTTCAATTGAACCATCTTCATATACCCTATTACGAAAAAATCTCGGCGTTTTATATTTAATATAATATTTCTTAGTAACATCACATTTAATTTCATCTTCATGCATTAAGGCATTTCTAATAAGTCTAATTTCATGCAATTTTTTCCTGCAATCTTCGTCAATTATATTTTTTTCATATGCTATTTCAATAGTAGAACTGAAACGTTTCTCTTCATTTGAAGAAAGTGCTTTACTAGCTAAATGTGAATGAATTTTAGAAGTAGACTGGGCAAAAAGTCCCCTCAAGTTATTAAATTCCTCTCTTTTACTAATAATATGATTTATTATTTCTTGAGATTTAGCTTTCCAAATACTATTATTCTGTCTACTAACGAAAGTAAATCGAGAAAATAAATTTGGATCTTTATTTTCTTCTAAATCTTGCTTTAGCTTACTGATAATATTATCTACGCCAGATTGGGTGTATAGAATAAAATCACATATAAATCCTTGTCTTAATTTAAGATAGAAATCAACACCTTCCACTTCATCACCTAAATTATTATCACTAATATAAAGATCAATACGCTTTCTCTCTTGATCATTTATATCCGTTAAGACAGTTGACGAAGAATCGTATTCTTTAAATTCTGGGTGAAACCCCTTATTTGTAATAATCTGTTTAAGATTATTAATATAATTATCTAATTCCCCTCTATCATCTTCATCAGCAAATAAGTCATCAACAATAACTATATTAAAAGTAGAACGCATAAATTACCCCGTTTTTTTAATAGAAAAGCAAACAAGGCTATTAATATTAACGACTGAAATAGACATACTAACTTTTTTTAAAAAACTTTTCACCTGACTTAAACCTATACCTGTTCCTTGATTTTTTGTACTAAATCCTAATTCAAAAACTTTCTCCAAGTTGCTTTCATCAATTGCACTAGAATTACTTTTCACTAGAATTTCTTTATCATTAAACTCAAATTCAATTAAACTTGCATTATGCTCTTCAGCATTATTAATAAAATTGTCAACCATGAGTATATATTCAACAATATTACTTTTTACACACCAAATATCATTTTTTTGTGTTTCATCAACTAAACTAACTTTTATCGAAAATTGCGTATTCTCAATATGCCAACTTAAAAGATCTATCCAACTAAGTGTTTGAGGTGATTTAGTATCTAAATTAGATTTACTTAAAATATCTCGAAATACTGTCATTTCGCTTGAAGTTCTTTTAATAGTTCTAATTCGTTCCCGGAGATCCTTTTTCAGTTTAATTGAGTCAATTTCTTCTTCGATTAAAACAAGTTTATCTACAACAGAATTCAATCTTTTACTATAAAGTGTTAAATGGTGATTTAATTGTTCTGCATATGATGCTTCTGATCTTTTTAAAGACAAGTTTTTATTTTGTCTCTTGAGTAGTTCAATGTCTTTATTTTTTTCAATAACGATTTTCTCTTTATCGATACTTTCTTTTTTAATTTCGTTAAGTTTTTTGTTAACATTCTTGACTATTAACTCAACTTCAGATTTATTTTCTTTAGAAGTTTTATTAATTAATCTTTCTAATTGCTTTTCAGGCTTATTTTCATCAAAACTCATTCCTGATTTAAAATAAATTAATTTCTTATTTCTTGAAATATATTTTCTAAATTTTTCAACTTCATCTAGATTAACATTTTCAAAAAATATTTCTTTTGAGTCATTGAATTCATCAAATTTTACTTCCCCCCAAGAGATTAAGTTCACGTAACTTTCTAAAGGGCGATGTATTAAACTAAGATACAATTCTTCTAATTCTTTTAAATAAATATTATTAACAAACCCTGAATCACGGGAAGATGCTTCTTTAAAAAATTTATTATTAATATCTTTAATGTCGAAAAAACCGAGTAGTTCTCTTGTACCTAAATATCTGCTATGACCTTGTGTTTTTCTCATATTCAAAGAAAATAAATCATAATCTCTTTCCCCGTAAGGCATAACCCTAAAGTTATTTTTATAAATAAAAATATTTCCATAGTTTACAGGTTCAACTTTCATTCTACGTGTGAATGTTAACTTAGAAGAATAGGTTAAATAATTCACGTTTATACTAATCGGACAATTTTTTAATATAGAATCATTTTCTTTTTCAACTTGGTAAATTTTTACTCCTCTATCAAATAAAGTAATTTCTATTTTTTCATGAAAACTTGCTTGTATAGTGATACTTTTATCTTTTAAAACCTCTGCAATATTACTTTCAATAGATTCTTCTTCTGGAATTAAATTTATTTTATTAATTACTATGATTTTAAACCCATCATCTTTAATAAACGGATTTTTTAGCCGGCGTAAGCTTTCTTTAGCTTTATGAATTTGTTCTAAATTCCAGATTTCATTTAATTCTGATATCTCCAAATATGTGTAAGATTCATCAACTTTCTGGCTTTCATTTTCTTGGTAATTAATTTCGACAGTTTCAAATAAATTTCTCAGATCAAGATCAAATTTCGTCCAATCAACATCTAATTGATGAAAATTTTTTGAACCCTTATGCTTTGTTTTTATTATTAATTTTTTTCCTAATCTATCAGCAGAAAATCGACCAATACCTTTAGAACCAACAAATGCTCTATCATTATTTGCTGCACCTTCTTTCTTTTCAGAATATGCAAGATTCAGCCATTTATTGACCAAATCATCTTTACTCATTCCTTGACCATTATCTTTAATAATAATTTTATCTTTCAAAAAAATTATTTTGACTGTCGATGCATTTGCATCATATGAATTTTTAACAAGTTCAAAAATAGCAACAAATTTATCAGTAATAAGATCCTTACCAACAATACTCTTGATACCGGAACTAGTTTTAAAGTGCAAAATTTCTTTATTCATTTCTCAACCAAATCTAGATTTTTTTTAATCTCAATAGCGATTGCTTTAGATAGTAAAGGGGGTACAGCATTACCAACTAAAGTATATTGTGGAGTTTCATGTTTTCGACTTTTTCCACCTGTGGTTCTTTTACCTAGAAATTCAAAATTATCATCAAACGACTGGAGTCGTGCTATCTCTCTCACAGTAAGTATTCGATTTTTTTTATAATGAACTAGATCATCTGGTAATGTTAAAATCGTTGGGGATGGCTCATTTGGAACTATACGTCTACAATTATGTTTTTTAGTAGAATATTTTGCTTGTTGCTCTGCATTTAAATTTAAAAAGACCTTTTTAAAGTCTTCCCCAGGTTTTAATAAACTAAAACGCTCAACAATTAAATCTTTATGTTTACTAGTTTCATGATTTTTTAGATTTATTGCCTCTACTCTTACACCTAATGCATTACAAGTTCGGCCTATTCTTGACTCTTTCTGGAAATCACTATAATTAGGTTTATTATATTTCTCCACTTTTGAACCCAATTCAATATCTTCTAAATCTGAAATAGCGTCCTGAGCAGTAATTTTTGTATTTTGAAAACCAGAAGGATGTTTTAACTTATGGGGAATATCGTCGCGTGTACCCAAAAAAATTACACGTTTACGACGCTGAGGAACACCAAAGTCACTAGCATCCAATGTTTTAACAGCAACATTGCTATAACCTATAGAATGAAACTCTTCTAAAAGTACTTCAACTACATTTACATTTTCATATACTTTTGATTGGCCTTCATAATATGAAAACTTAGCAGAAAGGATTCCTGTTACATTCTCCATTACAAAATACTTAGGTTTTACTTGTTTTAATATTTTTATATAACTTCGCACCAATTGGTTCCTAAGATCATCTGGATTGCGTTTGCCTGCCATACTAAACCCCTGACATGGTGGACCACCGCAAATAACGTCAATTTTATCCAAATCATTATTTAAGAATTCTTTGAGGTTATGAGGTTCCGCTAGCTCCTGAACATCTCCACAGAAATATTTTAATTTATAGCCTAACTGTTCAATGTGACGATATTTGTATGTAAGCGCTGCTTGTTCACTTTTGTCTGAAGCATAAGGAATATCTAATCCAGCCTGAAGGAAGCCTTCTGCCATCCCCCCTGCACCAGAAAACAAATCTAAAACTTTATATCTTTTCATGAAAAAAGAACCAATTACCCCAAATAGAATTATAACGTATATAGTTGAATTACGATATATATCGTAATTCAATTTTTAATTCTGATGAACCAAATATTGACTCTGTTGCCAATGATCTTGGATAAGTCACAACACCTCTAGAAAAATCTGTAAACATCTTGGAAGTATTTACGAAAAATGGAATTTGAATTCACAGACCCAGAAGTATGCACTCAAATCTTGTGTAAAGACTGGCTGATATGGATTTGTTTTTAGATCACTACAAAGAGAAAAATGCTATTCAGTACTAAAGCTTTCTTACTTCTGAAATATTAAATCTTTATATTGAACTTAAGACCTCTCATGGCCAGGTCTGTAATAACAAAGTAAAGCATCACTAACCCGCTTTCTGCGGGTTTTTCTTTATGTAAGGTAAGTGTAACCTTGTCTTTAAATGTTACATTATAACAACTAGTATAAAGATACCTATGATTCATAAATAGAAAGGTAAGTCTCAATGAAATATTTGTTAGGCGCAGCATTGTTAGGATTAGCAATTACTGGCTGTACTTCAAATCCAAAAAACGAAGTGGTGCAAGAAAAAGTTGTGAGCAATACTCCGGCTGAAACTCAGGTAATTAACTTTACTGGTCCAATGGATCTTACAGTTGAATTGAAATCTTCGGATAATTTTGAAACCGCAGAAATGACAGATAATTCTGGCAAGGTTTATCACCTTAAACGAGCTATTTCAGGAAGTGGTATGCGTTTGGCCAATGATGATGGTGTTTCAATTCACTTCAAAGCTGGTGAAGGTATTGTAGAGTTTATGAAAGACAAACCTATCAGTATTACTGAATACAAAAAATAAGATTTACGCTTTAAGAGAACCCACCTTGTGTGGGTTTTCTTTTGTCTATTAAATCACAGCAATTAATTATTAAAAATAACAAATTCGATAAATCGAACATTTTTATTCTATTTTACGAACAAACCTATTGACAATATTGTTCGGTTAAGCGAACATTAATTCGAAGACAAAAAAAAGCCCCAGCGTTGCGACAACAACCTGAGGCGTGACCCACAACATACCTGTGAGTAAAGTAATTATGAACACAAAATTAAATCCATACAATAGCTTCAAGGTAACCCTTGTTGCTGCAACCTTGACAGTAAGTGCATTAGCTTTAGCCTTTCATACCAATCCAAAGGTTGAACAGCCAGTTTCTGCACAAAACACCCATTCTGAATACGGCATCGTATCCCTAAAGATGCTTAACGATATGCGCGGTGAAGCAGTCGTAAACCTAGATGGTTTCCGTTTGGAAATCACTTCATTTGAAGTTGAAGCACATCTGGATGACTACGGTGTACCAGGTTCTGAGTTCACAAATGTTGAAGTCGTTGAACTAGGTGAAATCAAAGTATTCGATGCCAATGGCAATCCATACAACGACTTCACTGATTACCAGGATCACCGTGAAATCAACTCTATGATCGCTGGCTACATCATGAAACATCGTTTGGTGGAGGTGCAGTCATGATCTTGAATTCTCCTGAACAAATCTTTGCGGCTCTTAGTAAAGGCCAGCCAGTGATGTGGTGTGAAGAAGGTAGTCAAGATTGGGCTACTCTGAACAGCCAGACACAGCTTAGTTTTTCTGACCTGTATACCGGCTTCCTTCAATTCAAAACTGAAGAGCTACCCATTTTTAAGCTACCGATTGAATCTGCCGTGTATGCGAATCAAGCGCGTTTCTTTGTCGAATTTGTTCACAACCTGCATGGTTTTGAAGTTTACCGCGTTGGCAAAGAGAACTTTAGCTATTACGCAGTACGCGTTAATAGCAACCGCCCTTCTACACGTAACTACTTTGCGAATCTGGATATTTTCCGCATCGGCAGTACCAGTGGTGTTTTGCAAAGCGTAGATAAGTTGACGTTACATGCTTCGATTAAAAACGGAATTGAACGTGCCCGATCTGTAAAGCGCAGCGCTCAATACAACCAGGTATTAGAAAGCACAGGGCATTTTGCTACTGAAGCTTATAAGAACTTCAAGCGCAAAAACCGTCAAGCAGGAGTACGTTGAGATGGCGATTAATATTATTCCAGCGAATCAGGCGCTGTTGGTCCAAGCGATTATTGTTTACCTTTACGCAGATCCGGGCTTGGGTAAAACCTCTATCGGCTTTACGGGTGATAAAGCTATTTCATTCGACTTTGACAAAGGTTCTCACCGTACTGGTGAACTTCGTCGCGGTGCTGTAGTTCAGGCTCACCAGTGGTCTGACGTTGCAAACCTAACAATGGCAGATCTTGAACCGTATAACACCATTGTGATTGATACCGTCGGGGCAATGCTTGAAAGCATCAAAACACATTTGATGCTCAATGCGACCAACAAACAAAAAGATGGATCGTTAAAGCTTAAAGCCCAGGGCTTGGCCAACAACATCTTTAAGCAGTACGTGAATACTCTGATCGCATCTGGAAAGGATGTGGTGTTTATTGCCCATGCCTCTGAAGATCAAAGCGGTGACCAGGTAATTTATCGTCCTGATCTGGGTGGTAAAAACCGTAATGAGCTATATCGCATTGCTGACATCATGGGTTATTTGACCACAGTCACTACTGGTGAAGGTAAGAATGCCCGGGTGATTAGCTTTAAGCCTTGCCCTACCCATCACGCTAAAAATGCAGGTGGTCTAGGTGGTGAGACTGGTGAAGTATGGGTGCCGGATCTAAAGACCAGTCCTACATTTCTGGCCGATCTTATCAAACAGGCTAAGGACCATATCAACACCCTAACACCAGATCAATTAGCCGCAATCAAAGCTCAAGAAGATTTAGAAAACTGGGTACAAAGCTGTGGTGAGGCCCAGTGTGCGAGTGATCTAAATCAGCTCACTCAGTCTCTTGAAGACACTCATCTGTATTACAAGAATATGCGTGCTGAATTAGTTCGCCGTGCTCTAGAAATGAAGTGCACGTTTGATAAACAACGTAATGCCTGGGTAGATCCACCAGAGTTCAATGGCATTTCTGATGAGCAGCTGGCCGATCTGCAGGATTTCATCGATACCTGTGGTCTTGATGCGAAAACAGTGTGTGAACACTTAGGGCTTGATGCTCTCAACCAGATAGACGCTTCCAAATTTGAAGCCGTAAAAAATGAAATAGAACAAGTAGCTAAGGGAGCAATGACAGCATGAAAATTTTAAATAGCAAAGAAGCTTTTGAGGCAATGATGGCTGGCCGAAATATCATGTGTCGTGCAGCTGGTGAGTTAATGGATTTTGATGATCTGTCTCAATTCCCGGCTACGATTTTCGCTATGCCAGGCTATGAGTTCTGCATCAAGGTTGAAACAATGGAGCTGGCTGGTATTACATTTACCAAGCCTTTGACTCTTGATGATGTCGTGGAAGATCAGGAAATCTTTATTATTCATCCTGACCATATCTCACAGGTTAAATACAGCAAACAGTGCATGGAGTATTTCAAAGCTGTCGACAATGGTTTTGCTCAGGCGGATAAAGAAAATGCCGAATTACAATTAGTGGTAATGGGTGAGCTATTTGGTCGAATTATTGTCTATCCCCCAACTATAGACAATACAGGCAAACCTAAAAAGAGACGCTCAACCAAAGCTAAGAATGAGACTGAACAGGCTAGCATTCCAGCTGGCCCAGGTGATGCTGTACCAGATATTGAAAAACAGCCTGAGCCAGAGCTGATTCAACCTATTGAAGCCATAGAGCAAGAAGCCACTATTAATACTGAAACTCCAGTTACAGATATTGAAGCGGATTCAGTTGAAACCGACCGGGTAAAGCTTGTTGAAAAGTTCACTGCACAAATTGATCAGTTTACTAAGGAGGATGACGTTCTTTCATTCCGTCACGTATTTCTGGCCAATGGACACTTAGATCAAAAAGATCAACAGCACTTGTGCAAGCTTACAGAAGATAAATTGCTTGAGCTGGATCCAGAGCAATACACGCCGAAGGTTGAACCTGAACCAATCGCAGATGAAGTCATTGAAGCTCAGCAACCAAGTTTGATTGATCAAATTGAAAATGCCGCACGCAAACAAGCAGCAGTGGAAAGTGCTGAGCATGGTAGTGCCTCTATCGATCTGTTCTACAAAAAGAAGAAGCAGGTTTTGATCAATCGAATCTATGACATGGATTCCGTTGAAACTTTAGAACGACTGGCACCAGCGATACCTGCAGCTAAATTACTTCCAGCGGATCATCAGGAACTACTTAGCCTGTATGCACAGCGCAAAGATGCCTTGATCCAAGCTGCTAAAACTGTGGAGGCTTCATGAGTTATTCCTACTCTTCTATGACCCAAGTGCTGCTTGTGCAGTACAAGGGTCGAGTTAGAACTTACCGCAATATCAACCTATTTGGTATCGATGATTGCCTGCAAAATTTTGCGAACACCTGGGGGTACAGATGATCTTCAGAATTAAAAAGAAGCATGAAGCCGGTTTCAAGTTGTGGTTGGAAAAATTGGGTTACATCAAAAAAGAACTTGCAGATGGCAGTTCTACATTTTCAGGCAAAGGCACACGCAAGACATTGAGTTATGTGCTTTTAAAGAAAGATTTAACAGGTAATGCAGCATGCCAGGTGCTATTTGATGAATATGAAGAACACCTGGATAACCCTGATTATTTAGATGTGAAGGTGGCGTGATGAAAAGTACTAATCAGGTAGTTGAACCAACTCCATTTGATGATGCGCAATGGCTCTGGTGCGCTGACTGGTGCAAAGCACAAGGTTTAAGTCCATACGATGCAGCGAATTGGGCGAATGCAAAAGCAGAATATTTGAAGGCTCAAGGAGGAAACAGTGACTGATATTCAAAAACCATGTGAGCACTGCGAAGACAGCGATATCGATCAGCAAGTAAATGTTATGGATCAATTTATCGCAAGTGGTGAATTTGATAAGGCATTCCGTGAAGTATTTGGGTTGCCTGAGAGTGTGGTGTTAGCTTTGGGAGAAGTGTCTTGAAAGCGAATGAGTTTGTAGGCCGGTTCGGATTGAATAGCTTTAAAGCCGCCATGGTGTGCCCTCAATTCAACCGTTATGAATATGCAATTTTATATTCTGACGAAGTGGACTTTTCTAATGATTTGATCGAAAAGCACAAAAACTACATGTTCAAAACCAGTGAAATTAAATGCCTTGTTGAAAGTCACGCTTATGTAGAAATCCATGGTTTAGAGCAGTCGAAAGAGATTGTTAAGAACGCACCAAGTGATGATGTTTATTACTCTTGGACCTTGGGTGGCTCAGGCGTCAAAGATAAAACGGTTCATATTGGTACATTGAGAAAAGCCATTGCAGAAGTAGAAAGTTGTACAGAGGCAGGTAAAAGATTGGAGGTGGAATGATGGAGATTGGCTCAAGCCAGTGGATGCCTCAAATTTTTGAAATGTTTGAGGAGTTGAAATCTCAAAATCAATATCTGGTTGAAAAAGTAGAGCACTTGGAGAAAATTGTCGATAAAAAGCCTTTGACGCTAAATACTGCTGAAGCAGCAAAAGTTTTGGGTTATTCAGCGGAATATGTCAGAAAGCTTGATAGAGATGGTAAAATGCCAAAACGTGTGTCAAAAGATGGACAGCGCTCTCGATGGAATCGATCAGATATTGAAAAAATGGCTAAATCTAAGAAAACCGGAAGACCGAGAAGCAACTCTTAAAAGTAAGGGTTGCACCAAATCTGCACCAAAGGGTTACAAGTTATTGATTTTATATAATGTATGGTGGGGATAGAGAGACTCGAACTCTCACGCCCAGAAGGCGCTGCGACCTGAACACAGTGCGTCTACCAATTCCGCCATATCCCCATGGCTGTGTATATTATAGTGATCAGACCTGATTCACAAGTAGTTCTGCAAAAAGCTAAATACTTTTATATCAAAAATTAAGCAGTTAATTCATTATTGAGCAAATAATGCTCTATTTAGACCAACATATAAAATTGATGAACACAATGGAACTGATCCATATGACATTTAAATTATTCAATATGCAGATTGCATGCAATACCATGAAATTTGCTAAAGTTCTGCCCTTGCATGATCATTCGCTGGAGAATTTAAATCCAGAACGCATTGATGTTCATCAACCATGA